TATACGCAACAATGCTTATGGAAGAACGCATGATGCTAATGGCTCGCGGTACTGCTTCAGGTTACTCAGGAGCGATTGCCGCTCCAACAGCACTTGTTGCATCATCTCCTGCGGCTTCAGGTTCACAAACTGCACTTGCATCAGGCACTTACTATGTTTACATCACCGCAGACGCAGGTATTTCCGCTAACGGTTTTGGTGAGTCAATTGTTTCAGCACTTGCAACAGAAACCGTAAACACAGGTGATGTTCTTTCTGTTTCCTTCACAGGTTCAGTTGGCGCACTTGGTTACAATGTTTATGTTGGAACTACAACAGGAACAGCAAACGCTAAGTTACAGGGAACAGTAAAGGGCGGCTTAACTGTAATCATTCAGGGCGCTTCTGCAACTAACCTTCCTGCAAATAACTTTGCGTTTTCTACAACAGGAGCAGCCGCATCACGCGCTAACGCTGATACATCTGCTTACGCAACTGGTTATGACGGAATTCTTCCAACAGTTCTAGGGCCTAACACTGGCTTTAACAACGCAATTAACAGCGCTTTCTCAACTGCTAACCCAGGTGTAGAATTCCAAACTGTTTTTGCTAATCTCTATCAGAATGTAAAGGCTGATCCTGACATTGTTCTTTTGAACGGTAATGATCGTAAGCAACTATCTGATGCAATCAAGAATGGCTCAACTGCTAACTACCGTTTGGTAATTAACAACCCAGGTGAGCAAGGCACAACATACGGTTCAATCGTGACAGGACTTCAGAATGAAGTTACTGGTAAGGCCGTGGATCTTATGGTTCACCCCTGGTTAAACTCAGGTGTTGCACCTGTTCTTTCATGGACACTGCCAATTCCTGATACACAGGTATCTGATGTATGGGCGAACTTCTTGGTACAGGACTACATGGGTATCCAGTGGCCAGTAACTCAGTTCACTTATGACTTCTCAACATACTTCCGCGGAACTTTCTTCTGCACCGCTCCTGCATGGAACGGCGCAGTTTCAGGAATTCAAACAGCGTAATGTGTTTAGAATGTGGTTGTAACCAGCCAACAAATAGTCATGGCGGAGGTCAGATTGTATTACCTGACGGCACTCCATCACACATGACTACGGCTGAAATAATCACAGAATAACAATTGAATAATGAAGGGAGGGGTGCGGTGTAAAAGCCGCACCCTTTCTCAATTAACTAGGAGGCAAAATGGCTAGATGGGTAGCACCTGACAGGGGTGTAAAAGAAACTGTTATTGACGGCAAAAGTTACTTTACGGATCGCCAGGGTATTTACAATGTAGAAAATAAATCGCATCAGAAGGCAATGAAGGCTGAAGGATTTTTTGAAGCATCACTTAATCCAATTTCTAGTGATGACCGCAAGCGCGGATTTAGTTGCGTAGAATGTGGCTTTGAGGGTTGGTTTCGCAAGTGTGGGCGTTGCGGATACCAGTCGCAAGACATACCGCGAGATGGAGAATAAAAAATGGCCGTAGGTATCACGCCTGACATTAGTGGTGAGAACCCATACATCAGTGTGGCTGAATACAAAAACGCACCAACAGCAATTAACTTTGACATGTTAGTTGTAGGCGGTAACGCGGCGGCTCAAGACGCAGAACTTGCAGAAGTTATCTTGCGCGCTTCTTCATACATGAATGAATACCTAAACCAAAATTTAGTGGCAACTCAATACACAGAAACACAGCGCATACGCTATTCAGCATCAGGCGGGTATTACGCACTGCACCCATACAACGCGCCTATTGTTTCTTTGTCTGCATTTTATTACGGGGCAAACCCAAACCAATTAAATGAATTACAGGACTGCTCAATAGCATGGTTTGAAGGGCAACAAATCATTATCCCTGGCAATCAAATTGGTTGGAACTATACTTCTCAAGGCCCGCTTCAATTTGGTGGTTCTATTGGGCAAAGTAATTGGACATTTACAAAATACACATACATTGCAGGGTTTGCTAACACAGAAATTGCCGTGGCTACCCTTGCAGGAGATAGCACCCTAACCGTAGCCAGTGGAGTAGGTATTTTGCCAGGCGAGCAGTACCGCATTTTTGATGGTCAGAGAACTGAACGCGTGACTGTTGCAAGCAACTACACCTATGGATCAACAACAGTTCCTTTAGTTGCTCCCATGCTCTTTGCTCATGGTGTTGGCGCGACATTTAGCAACATGCCAACTGTTCTAAAGCAAGCCTGTATTTTAATTACAAGCGCATTTATTAAAATGCGTGGTGATGCTTCAACTACTATGGCTTACACAACCTCACCCGCAGGCAACATTCCTGGCTCTGTTCGCTATGGCAGTGACATAGCCGTTGCCCTAGACATGGTAAACAAGTACCGCAGGATCAGATAATGACTGTTGTGCCTACTCTTACAGGACGCAATGCGGTACGCCAAACGCTTTCCTTGTTTTTAGCCAACCCGCGTATTCTTAATGTAAATCAAGTATTTACTTCTTTTCCAAAGATTATCAATTACCAGGTAAACGCTGAGCCAGGCCAATCTACAAGAGCGGCGATTGTTGTTTACATTGCTGATGAGTATGAAACACGCCTAGCAATTGGCGGGGCAACTAATGGTTGGAAACGCGTTGATTACACCGTAATTGTTCAGATTTTCTGCATTTCTTTTCATAGAGACGCAGAAGATGTTATGACTGATTTTGACACAATCGTTGATAACATCAAGGAGCGCTTGAGATCAGATCATAACTTTGGCGATCCAACAGGAAATCTTGTATGGCAAGGAGCAGAGCCAGTTATTCAGGCCCGCTATGGAGAGCCTTCTACTGAAAAAGAAGGCGTTACAGAAATCTTTGCTGAGATACAATTCCCAGTAACACAGATGATCCAGGCATAAGGAGCATGATGAAGTACAAATACAATGGAACTGATGAACGCGTGTTCCCTAGTGTTGGGGTAACTGTAAAACCTGGTGATGAGTTTGACGCACCTGAAGGATTTGTTGCCGCAAATGTAACACTTGCAAGCGCAAAGCCATCAGTTACAGAACCAACAAAACCAACAGAAACAATAACAACTATGTCTGCCGCGTCAGACAAGAAACTAGGAGCGTGAAATAAATGTCTGTTCAACAGTCCGTACGCTCGTACTTAGGTATTGCTAAAGAAGCAACCCGCGGTACGGCAGTAGCACCAACCGACTTCATTCCAGTAATGAAGGACGCATTAAAGCCAGTGGACATTGTTGATCCACTTTATGACACAGGCTTGCGTGGCTCAAATGCTTTGAATTACAACTACATTCCAGGGCGTACACGCTCAACCGTAGATTTTGGTGGCGCAGTATTTGCAGACACCGTGGGTTACGGAATTGCAGGCCTTCTTGGTTCAGTAGCCACTACTGGCGCATCTGCACCATACACTCACACAATCTCATTATTTAACAGCCTTGCATCAGGCGGAGATGTTCAGCCAATTTCTTACACATTGACTGACTTTTATGCCGTAGATGTTCGCTCATACCCTGGTTGCCAGTTCTCTGACTTCTCATTGAAGTTCAATGCAGACGGCATGCTTGAGTATGATGCAAAATCAACAGGTTGGGCTTCTGAAACTGTTTCAGATCCAACACCTACATTCTCAACAATCCTGCCTACACCAGTGTGGCGCGGTACTGTTTCTGTTGGTGGATCTGCGGTATCAACTGCTATGACTGGCAACATTGACATGAAGCGCCCTGCAACACCTATCTATGGCATCTCAAACACACAAGATCCATACCAGGTTTTCTTAGGCCCACTAGAAGTAACAGGCAAGATTACATTTGTTATGGACAATGACAATCAATTGCTTAACTTCCTTAACAACTCACAGCCTGCTCTTGTATTTAACTGGGCTTATGGCGCTGGTGCTTCTGCGGTTCAGATCCAGGCAACTCTTACTAAGGGCGCTTACACCACTGGTGTGATTGAACGCGGTGAAGATTTTGTACAGGTATCCGTGGACATTAACGCTCAATCAAACACAACTGATGCTGGTTCTTCAGGCGGCTTCTCACCTATCAAATGGGTGTTGCAGAACGCTAAGGCTTCAGGTACATACGCATAACTAGATCAGGGCGGCGGTGTGGTTGAGGGCGATTGCCTTCCCGCTCTCCCACACCGCTTGCTCTTTTTTTAAGTATGATTTAGGAAGGCAAACTAATAGGAGGCAACATGTCTAAAGAAGTAACACTGCCATCAGGGGCAAAAGTAGTTCTTAAAGATCCATCAACTTTGCGCGTAAAAGATCGCAAAAATGTTATGCGCAGTGCAGATAATGCAGTAGGTGGAGATCTTACAAAAGCACTTGCGTTAGGTGATGCACTTATTGCCATGCTCGTTGAGTCATGGTCATTTGATTTGATCCCGCCATCAATCAAACTTGAGTCATTAGATGAACTAACAATGACTGATTATGATGCTTTGGTAGAACACACAAAAGACGCACAAAAGTATCTGTTCCCTAACCTGGCTGAAACGCCACAGACAGAGGCAGACCCAAAAGCAATTGGCGAGAACTCCAACGCCTAAAATGGTTACTTCAGGGTGGGGAAAGGCATGAAGCCTTTTCCTATCCTGATGAGCAATGGTATTACTACCAAATGGCAGAGCGGTTTGGTTGGACACCTGAACAGGTAGATAACTTGCCCGCTAGTACGGCAGATTGGTTGATAGCAATTGCTAGAACCGTTGATGAGGTGAAAACAGAAGGGTTATGAAATGGCTGAAATTGTCATCAAGAACCTTAAAGATGTTCTCGCCGCGATTGATGGCGCGGCTGAAAAGATTGAACAGGGCGCGCAATTAGGAATTATGCGTGTTGGTTTGGCCGTTGAACGCCAGGCAAAATTAAACTTTCAAGGCACACGCAGTTATGAAAAGCGTACAAGCAAAAATGGCAGACCCTATTTAGTTATTACGCCGCCAAAACATGTTGGTGGATCAGGCCCTAATACAGTTACAGGTAATTTAAAAAGATCTATTAAAACTACTTACCGTGTTGGTTTAGGGCTTTACACCGCTGAAGTTGGGCCAACAATGATTTATGCCCGCCAGGTTGAAAAGGGCGGTGGAAAATGGCCGCCAGGGGTAAAATACCCTTACTTAGAACCTGCGGCTTTAATGCTATTGCGAAGTGGCAAAATCAACAGGATCTTTACAACCGCTGTTAAAGAAAAATTGGGGAGTTAATCATGGCTGATCTAATTCCACCAATGCTCATTAAATTACAGGCTGATGTACAAGATCTAAAAGTAGGTTTAGCGCAAGCAGAAGGCGCTATTAAAGGGGTAGATAATTCTGTAAAAACAGCCTCCGCTGGCATGACTAATTTTGTTGGCAAGATTAAACAAATTGGCGCATCTCTTGGTATTGCTTTTGCAGGTACTCAAGTTTTGCAATTTGGTAGAGATGTAATACAACAAGCGCAAGAAGCAGAAGCGCAACAACAGCGTTTGTATCAATTGATGAAGGTTGGTACTGGCGCAACTGATGAGCAGATTGCCTCACTTAATGCTCAGGCTGAGGCATTAGAAAAAGTTGGTGTTGTAACAGGCGGCAACATCACGCAAACACAATCACAGTTGGCAACATTTAATTTGCAAACTGAAACAATCAAAACTTTGACTCCTGCAATTCTTGATTATGTAACCGCTGAAAAAGGCGCGGCGGCTGGTGCTGATGAGTTCAAGCAAATGACAAACGGATTGGCACAAGCGCTTAACGGTAACTTTGGTTCACTTACTAGAGTGGGTTTTGTAATTGATGAAAATACTAAAAAAACTATCTCATCAGGAACAGAGTCACAACGCGCCGCGGCTATTGTTGAGGTACTTAATTCAACATACAAAGACTTTAACAAGGAATTAAGAAACACACCTGAAGGCCGCATGCAGGTGCTTAGAAATGATTTTGACAAACTAAAAGAAGATCTAGGTAAAAAATTATTACCCGCTCTTAAAATAGTTACAGATTTTTTAACTGATCAACTTATTCCTGGCTTGCGTACTTTTGGAACATTTCTTAAAAACAATTCAACAGTTATTATTACATTGACTGGTGCAATTCTAGGAGGCGTTGTTGCTTACAAGGCTTATCTAGCAATTCAAAAATTAGTTCTTATTACAACTACTGTTATGAAAGTTGCGCAAGTTCTTTTTACAGGAGCAACGCTTGCTTCTATTGCATCTACTAATGGACTTGCCGCATCAATGCTTGCACTCAATGCGGCCATGCGTAATAACCCAATTGGCATAATTGTTACTGCTATTGGTTTGCTTGTTGCAGGATTTGTTGTTGCGTACAAAAAGAGCGAAACATTTAGAAATGGCGTAGCCGTTGTTGCTAAGGCTGTTCTTGGTTATGTAGCCTTTATGATCCGCGCATGGGGTGAAATGATCACCATTATTATGAAAGTCATTACAGGCCCAATGAGATTGTTCTTAGGTGTCATGTCTAAACTTCCTGGCGTTGGCGGTGCGGCTAAAGAAGGACTTAAATTAGTCAATGGCGCAATTGAAGGCGTAGGAAACTTTGCTGAAAAAACTGCATCTAAAATTGAAGGACTTAAAGCCAAAGTAGATAGTTTTACAGCCGCGGCTAACAAATCTTCTAAAGTCACTAAAGACATAAAAGATAAAACAGATCCTACAAAAAATGACACTGGCCCAACAGGGGGGCTTGATGAAAAACAAAAAAAGAAACTTGAAGGCTACAAAAAAGATGTAGCAAAAATTTACAAAGACATGAATGAGGCTATTGCTGACGCGCAAGAAAAAGCGCAAGAGGTATTAGACAGACGCAATGAAGTTATGTTCAAGGCTCATAAAGATTATGATGAAAAAGTTGCTGAACTTAACAAGCGTTTTAGAGAAGCCAATGAGGAAGCAGATAAGCGTTTTGCAGAGGCTAAGGCTGATGCACAAAAGCGCAGAGATAAGGCTGAAACAGAAGCGTACAAGCGCAACAAAGAAGCACTTGAAGGCATTGAAAAAGATTATGCTGAAAAGAAAGCAGATCTTCTTAAAGCCAACAATGAAAGACTTGATGACATACGCAAAAAGGCCGCGGATAAAACCGCTGACTTAACTAAAGCCGCGGCTGAAAAGCAAGCAAACATTATTCAACAGGGTGTAGATCGTTTGCGTAACGCTTTTGCATCTAAGACTGGTTTTGATTTAGGTGAAGCATTTAAGGGCGGTGCGGATAGCGCTGACAAACTTCTTGCTGATCTCAAAACAAAATTAGCCGCGGCAAAAGAATTACAGGCTAACGCCGCAAAACTTGCTGGCATGGGTTACAGCCAGGTATTTATTGAGGAAGTTGTTAAGCAAGGCCCTGAAGCGGGTAATAAGATTGCTGAAGCGCTCAAGGCCGCATCTCCTGAAGCAACCACTGAATTACAAGAACTTTATTACGGCCTAGAAGATGTTTCTAAAAATGGCTTAAATGATCTTGCTAAGCAAATGAGTACATCTACCAGTTTTGCAACTGAAGAAATGATGAACGCTTACAACCAGGTTGCTATTGATCTCAAAGAGTCTTTGGCAGAAGTCAATTCTCAAATGAATGAGGCCCTGGCTGAGTCTAATAAGGCTTACGCAGAGGCAATTGCTGAAGCGGAAAAGGATCGCACTGAAAAAATTGCGTCCGCTAACAAGGCTCTTACAGAGGCTTTGGCTGACTCAAAGGTTGCCTATGATGAAGCATTGGCAGACGCTACAAAGGCTCTCACAGAGGCTAGGGAGCGCGCACAAAAAGATCTGAGTGAAGGACTTGCGGAGGCTCAGAAAACGCTTCAGGAGGCTCTCCTAGAGGCTCAGAAGGACTATGAAAAGGCTATTGATGAAATCAATAAGTCCACAATGAAAAAAATTGCAGAATTACAGGCTAAGTTAAGAGAAGTTGCGGCTCTTATGGCGGCTTTAAGTGCGGCTTCTGCGGCGGCGGCTTTGGCTTCAGCCCCTAAATTCACGCCAATTATTGCTTCAACAACTCCTGGCAGTGGTGGCAGTACAACCTCAACTTCAACGCAAACAAACATTAGTAATACTTTTGTGGCTACTAAAGTTGATGCTTCAGATGTTCACCTTGCAACTCTGAGCGCAATTAAATACGGCCAGGCAGTTACAGTTCCAACGCAATCAGTAAACACAACAACGCTTGCTGGCATCATGGCCGCTAGTGGCGTTAAAAGTGTTACACCTTCAACAGCAAAATCATTAAGCGCTAATTTGAGGGATAGGTAATGACTACATTAACGCAAGTTTATTCATTTTCATTTAACAATCAAACATTTGGCGGCGCTGGTTCTCCCTATCAAATTCTCAGTGTTGATGGCCTTGAGTCTTTGCCTGGTGTGCGTAATCAAGATGATAACCGCGGTTATGCAGATGGTATGTTTTCAGGCCGTGACTTTTTAGCGGGCAGAAACATCTCTATAATTTTTAATACATTTGGAACTCCTGGCGGGGCTTCTGCTCAAACAAATTTCAACACAATCCAAAGCGTTCTTTTGCCTCAAACCCAGGGAACAACACCGCTTTATTTTAAGTTTCCCAACAGTCCTACATCTGAGCAATTTGTAAACGCCCGTGTTCGCGCTTTGCGTACAAGCGTAGATCCAAATTACACTTATGGATACATTACAAGCCAGGTAGATTTCTTTTGCCCTGATCCTAATTACTATAACAACTCAAACCAAAGCGCTGTTATGGCTGTTTTAGATCCTGTTGGCCGTACCTATAATCGCATCTATAACTTGCTTTATGGCAACAGCACTAACTCAATTCAAACCACAATTTCTAACATTGGGTGGGCTACTACATACCCAACAATTACTTTAGTTGGCCCTATCATTGATCCAATTTTAGGCAATGTAACAACAAACAATTACTTAAATTTCACCGTTACATTGAACTCAGCGCAAACGCTTGTTGTAGATTTATACAATAAACTGGTCACATTGAATGGGCAACCTGCCCGTAATTTATTAACATCAGGAACTTGGTTTGCCGCACCACCTGGCAACTCAACATTTTCTTTGTACGGTACAGGAACAGCGGCAAATGTTACAGTGGCTACGGTAACATGGAACTCTGCATACATTTAGGAGCATAAATGGCACTACGCACACCGCCCAGTTGGTTACAAAACGGATCTCACCCTGCGGAAAATGACCGTTTATCAATGCAGGCTATTTGGGCAACAACGGGCATTGTTAATTCTACTTCTTTACTTGTTACTGCTAATTCACCTTTAGGTATGAGCGTTCTTGTTGAAGATGGCTGGTGTGTGATTGTTGGTGACTATCAAGCAAACATGGGTGTTTACACTGTTTACAATGATGCAACTGTTACGCTAACAATTGCAACCGCAGATCCAACTAATCCACGCATTGACCGCGTTGTAGCAACTGTTCAAGATAGTTATTACACAGGATCGGCTGATGATGTAATTTTTCAAGTTCTAACAGGTACACCTTCAGGTTCACCCGTAGCACCTGCCACTCCTACCAACTCAATTTCTTTAGCAACCGTGACTGTTGGCGCTGGCGTTGGTCAGATCAATAGCGGAAACATTACAGATACCCGCGTTCTCACAACAACCAACATGCCTATTGGTGACATAACGGCGGTTAATGCTGGTACAGGTTTAACGGGTGGCGGATCTACTGGATCAGTAACGCTTGCAATTGATGGCAATGCTACAATTTCTGCACAAGATTTTATTGCAAACATTCCTAATGGGATTGGTTCAGTAAATGATTATTCAACCTTACTAATGATGGGAGCGTTGTAAAAAATGGCAACGACAACAAGCGTATTATTCAGAGGTGCGGCAACAACTAACACCGCAACAACACTTTATACAGTGCCTTCTTCAACAACCACTGTTGTAACAAACATTGTGGCAACTAACACTTCTGCTTCTTCACAGACTTTTACTTTGGCTCTTAATGGAACAGCGCTTGCAACAGCGGTTACAGTTGCGGCTAACTCATCTTCATTTATTGATCTCAAGCAGGTTTTGGTAGCAACCAACACAATCACAGGTGGCGCTTCTGCAACTTCTGTAAACCTTCACATCAGTGGCGTTCAGATTTCCTAAAGGAGAATAATCATGGCTATTCAGACAATTCCTGCGCCTGGTGCTGGCGTAACACAAAAAGTTCAAGAATTTACAAGCACTGGTTCATTTGTTACACCTTCTAATGTCACAGCCGTTGAAGTATTTTTAGTTGCAGGCGGTGGTGGCGGTGGCAGTTCAAACGCTTCCGTTTCAGGCGGTGGCGGTGGTGGTGGCGGCGTTCTTTCTCGCACATTAACAGTAGTTGCTGGAACAACTTACACAGTTACTATTGGCGGTGGCGGTAATGGTGGTGCTGGAAATGGTAGTGCTAATAATGGTGCAAACGGTAGCAACTCAACTTTTGGTGCTTTATTAACTGCAATTGGCGGTGGTGGCGGTGCTACTGGAACTACCACAGGACTTAATGGCGGTTGCGGTGGTGGTGGTGGTGGACTTAACAACGCACAAAGCGGTGGCGGTGGCGGTGCTGGTCAAAGTGGTTACGGCGTAGCAACAGCAGCAGGTGCAATTATTGTGGGCGGTAATGGCTCACAAGGCGGTGCTGGCGGTGTCGGTACCAACACAACTTCAACAATTGTTAATAACATTGGTGGCGTAGGAATTTTAGGTTTTGGTGGCGGTGGCGGTGGTGGTGGCGCAGACTCAAACGCATCACGCACTTATGGGCCGGGCGCAAGTGGTGGTGGCGGTCTTGGTAGAGGTACTGGAACTGGTGAGTCAGGAGCGGCTAATACTGGTGGCGGCGGTGCTGGCAATTCCGCACAAGCAATTACTAACAATGCAGGTGGCAACGGTGGTTCAGGTTATTGCCGTGTTACCTATTGGTCATAAGGGGAATAAAATGTCTGAACAACACTATGTATTTCTAAAAAATAATGTCGTAGAACAAATTGCTGTTTTTGCTTCTAAAGATGAAGAACTTGCTGATGCAGTAGCAATTGAACACGGTTATGATGATGCTGTATGGGTAGGAGAAAATACTCCTGTTGTTTTTTCATCTTACAATGGAAAAACATTTACTGAACCTACTCTTGATTATCTTTACGAGCGTGGTATTTCAAATGAAAATACTGCCATGCAAGAAGCAAGAGTTGCGGCAATGGAAGCGGCAAAGGCTACTGAAACAGTAGAGTAACGGTATGGCTACAACCTACCGTTATCTGTTTGTGGATCTACTCAGCAATACAATTATTGCTGAGTTACCACTAACAGGCGTTGGCTTTACGCAACAGTTAAATCAGGCTGGCACTTTTCAAGGACACTTGCTTTTATCAGGCGTAAACGCTAATCAATTCAATGTTGATCTTTCAACCATTCCTGCTTTTTGCGGCATTTATGTAGATCGTGATGGCATTTTGGTGTGGGGTGGAGTTATTTGGGGGCGTTCATACAACAGCATGTCACAGACCCTTACATTTAGTGCGCAAGAATGGATTTCATACTTTGATCATAGGCGCGTAACTCAAGATGTTGAATTTACAAACATTGATCAGTTAGTAATTGCCAAAACTCTTATTGA